TTCTGTTGCACGATAAAAGCGAGCAAAGTTAGCAACACTCATAGCCAATTGGCTACGTACTGCAGGATTATCTACATAACCAAGAACACGAGTCTTGGCCATATCTTCTACAATAGATAATAGATGTTTTTCTGCCATATCTGTTGCTGCTGTTAGTTCAGCACCAGTCTTACCAGCAGTTACCTTGCTCATATAGTGGTTCCAGTAACCAGAATCTTCCATATCCTTTTGGATAGTGATGATTGAGTCAATTACCATTGGGTGACGTGAGAAGCGTGCATTAGCTTCGCCCATTTTTTCCCAACCCCACTCCATAATATCAGAAGCAAAGTTTGGTGTATCTGATACTGGAATCATACGAGGAATCGAAATGGACTCTGGTGCAAGATGTAATTGATCTTGACCTGGAAGATCATCAAGAGTTAGTTTTTTTGTAGAAACACGCAAATTTCCTGCTTCATCATAAAAGCGAACTTTGTTAATAAGGTCCTGATTAAGAGAACCATCTCGCTTTGAGAAATAAAGACGTGTATCATCATACAAGGCTGCGGCGTGTTGTTGCACATCACCACCTGCTTTGTAGAGATCAAAACGACCACGTGCTTTTTCAGGTAGGTCCTCAATATATTTACGGATATTTGTAATAGCCATATCACGAGGGATGTTGTCTGACATATTAAGAATAGTTTGACGACGCAGATCTGATGCACCAAACATACCTAATTTAGTAAGCCAACCTACGCGAGACTCTGTGCTCAATACTGGATTCTCAGTTACAAAAGAAGATCCAGTTTGTGTTTTATATGCTTTGCCATTAACTTCTAGTGCATCAACCTTGCCATATTTAGATACATCTTCTGTTATCTTTAAGTATGAATCTAAACCACGAGTAGCGTTCTTGCCACCTTCTGCAACATCTGCAAGCAGATTGTCAATATCACCGTGCTTGATATAACGGGCTAGCAAGTCTGCACTGCGCTGGTCTAACTTAGCACCAAGGCTTGATTTAGTAATAGCATCTGCCATAACTGTACGAGCAGCGTTTATATCGCCTGCTTCAAGGGCTGCTTTCATAGCAGTCTGTCCATCTGCAATATCAGACTTGCGAAGTACCTTGTTAATAAAGCCAAGATCACCATTGCCTGCAGCAATTTGCAATTTAGTATTAAGCAAACGTCCCTTTACCAAGCCCCAGGCTGAATCACCTACTGCTAAATGAATCATTAAATCTTCTGCTGCGTTACGAACAACCATTCTAGGTCCAGCAATAGTTCCAAATGACCAAGCATTTGTTAACTTGTTTGCCCAGTTCTTATAGTTAGGTCCAAACATCTTTGCAAATAAAGTTTGACGTGATGCTAAAATATCCATCTGGTATAAAGAAGGAACTGCAATACCTGATGATAACTGTGTGTCATCAATAGCCATTGCTTGACCATTAAATACTGCAGGGTTTTCTACCTTAGTACCAATCTCATTGCCAGCTTCATCAAATTCTTTTACAATACGGTTGGATGCGTATTGTTGTGGAATCTTTCCATTTTGAACTGCAAGATAATCAAGTCCTGCTTGACCTTTTGAAATTTGACGAATCTCAGCATAAGTATTCCAGATGCCAAGAAATACTTGACGCTTCTGGCCTTCGTCACCTGCAGAAAATGCTTCTTTAAGAATCTGTGAATGATAACGAGTGTTAGTCATACGCGCTAGACGATATACCTGATCTGCTGCATCTGGCGAATTAACATCAAAGTAGCCATTTTTGAAGTATGGAATGACTGTAAATTTTTTAGCAAAACGATCTAACTTGCCATTGATTTGATTAAGACTAAGACGGTATGAACCATCTTGCTTAATTTTTCCAACGCCACGTTCTAGCTGTGCAATCTTTTCTGCATTGGTAAACAAACCAGTAGCAATATCACCATATTGAATTTCATCTGCGCCATAGGCTGCATCTACCAGAGCACGACCTGTTTTGTTAATATCAAGAATCTTGTCACCAGTAGTAAGCACAGCAATGCGTGCCTTACGAGTAGCATCTAATTTAGGAATTAAAGGTGTTTTGCGTGATGCCTGGCCTTGTAAAATAAAACGTAAATCTTCTGCATTAGCAAGATAGTTCTTAGCAGTATCTGCGTTCTTAACGCCAGCACGGATAAATTCATCTACAGCTGCTGGACCAAATTCTGGAGCAATACGCTTAAGGTTGGTTGATGCTTCTACAGCTGCTCTAGGATCATTCGCTTTGCGTGCTGCTGCTAGTTTATTTAGTTCAGTTCCATATACATTAAAGAAGTTAACAACTTTGCCGTCTTGGAATACACGTTCTACTTGCTGGGTATCGGCTGCTGTGCGTAGGATAGAGCGACCATAAGTTCCTGGAGCCTTACCCAAGATTGTAAACAAAGCAAAGTTACCTGCATCGTAGGATTTTTTAGCCTTACCTAATGCAAGAGTTGGGTCTGCAAATATGCGATAAGCAGCATCGCCTACGCCAGAGATTCCCTTATAGAGAAGTCCTGAACCTTCTAAATTTCCTGGAAGTAATAGGTTTGCTAACTGACGACCTGGTGAGTATTTTGCAGCTTGAACTGCATCTAGTGCATCTTGAAATAACAAATTATTTTCAGTGCTTGATACAATTTTCTTTTCTGCTTCTGTTCCAGATGCAAGAATTTCTGAACGTGATACACCTTCTGCTACCTTCATAGCAACATTGATTATATCATTACCATATTTAGTTTTAGCATTAGAGATGCGATCTGGGCTAAATACTTTATCGCCCTTATCATTTGCAATTTCAAATGCTTTGCCAAGATCTACACCTTGGTCAACTGCGATAGCACCAGTACGGTACAAGCGAGTCATAAAATCTGATACTTCATTAAGTGCCTTGAAAGGTGCTGCAATAGTTGTCTTTACCGCATTAGACATATAGTGCAGTGAGTTCCCCAACCAACCTTGGTTTGGCTTTGTATCTCCACCAAACATTGCAACGTGTGCGTTCTGTTGGTCTGGAGTAAGTTGAGAAAAAGAAGCTTGTGCTTGAGGTGCAGGCATAGCAAGAAGGTTACGGTGTGAATCTAATAGTTTAGATAAACCATCAACCTGTGTTTGCTGCTGAGGATTAAGACCTGCTTGCAAAGCTGCCGTTTTAATGTTTGGGTTTGCCAATTACATACCTCGTGACAAAGCCTGCTGGTAAAGAATTCCTATTTCTCCAGTTTGGTCATAAGGAAGCATTTGAGCAAGAGTGTCAGAAATCTTTGTTTGTGCAAATTGTGATTGCATCATTAACGCTTCTGGTCCTGCACCTGGTCCTACTGCAATACCTTGAGTAACTGGTTCATTAGGACGTTGTGTTGGTGCATACAATGCTGTTACTGGTGCTTGTGCAGCTGCTTCACGCACATCACCTGCGCGAGCAGGGCGTGTATCTGGTGTTTTAGAAAGCGGAGCGCCAGACTTAATAGCCTGTGTATCAACGCCTTCACCGTATGCGGTAGATCCCATTTGCAAATTATCGGTACGTGTGGAGTACTTACCTGGGCCTGCTGGTCCAGCCAGTGGATTCATCATACTCACTGTGGTTCCTCCTTTAATTTTTCTAAATCGTTTGCCATATCTTCCCAAGCACTGTTGGTTTGGGTAATATGATTTGAATGGTAAATAGATAGTTCCATTAGTTCACCTGTTAATGTTTCAACAGATGATGCTATGTTGTGTAAAAAACCTACACCTATAACTACAAAGTCAAGAAAGCGCACTGGACGAGGAATATAATTATCATCTTTCATCGCCCAGTACACCTTCCCTTAAAAAGTTATTAGCCCTTCTTTACTGCCTTACCTTTTTTGGCTTTAGACATCATTCCAAACATTACTTTGCCTCCTGCTGGCTTTGATGTATCCATCTTGCCCTGCTTTGGCGCTAACATAGATGCCTTTGCGCGTGATCCTTTATTCATTTTACACCTCCCTCATTTATGCTGCTCCGCTAATAGAAGCTAGTAGTTGGGCTATATCGGGTTTTTGACCAGCAGCAGGGGCCATACCGCCTTGATTTTGTGGAGGTTGCTGCGAGGCAGGGGCGGGAGCCGCACCTGCTGCTGGAAGTTGTTGTTCCATACCTGGAGCCATTGGTGGCATCTGCTGGGCTGGAGTTGGTTCTGGTGTAAATGCTTTTTCAATTACTGCTTCTAGTGACTGACCCTTTTGGCGACCTTGGATAACAGATGCAATACGGGTAATGATCTCACTAGGATCTTGACCTTGCGCTGCAAGGGCTGGTATTGCCTGAGCATACTGTGCAACAGCAACACGCAAAGAATCGCGCATCTCTTCAATATCAACACGTTGTTCCTCCTGCGTAACATTTAAGTCCATAGGAATCTCACGACGTACATAGTCACGAGATACTAACTTGTCTGAACGCATTTGTAGTAAAGCAATGATGGCACGGTTAGGGTCCATACCAGACATAATTCCGTAGCGTACATCTACGCCATACTCACCCTTGATGTCACGAGATGGTGTGTACTTTAGAACGTAAGGTGTTCCATCATCTGTTCCCTTGATGGTCTTAATGATTCCACCAAATACTTTCTCATCTGCTTCAAAGCAAATAGAAATAAGCTCTTGGAACATACGAGCAAACTGTGCTTGTGCTGCTTTGATCTGTGTATCAAAGCCAGCCTGTAGTGCTTGCACACCACGACCAGTAACTACTGATGCGCTGATATCTCCTGAACGAGACTCAGGGTAGCGAGCACCAAGGCGTAGTTCACGCTCTAGGACACCAGACTCTGTAAAGACTCCAGGTGGTAGTTCCAAAGGAACGCGGCGAATACCTTGTGGGTTTGCAGAACGCATAATTGCATCTGGTCCAAGAGCCAACTCCTGTACATCCTGTGGGATAGCAATAGGTGCCTGGATAGACTTTTCTGCTGCTTGGATCTGTAGGACTGCAAAGCGAGCACGAGCAAGCTGTACAGATAGAACATCATCAAACTGTCCACGTGCTTCACCATCAAGGGAAGAACGCATTACGACAGAGGCCATAGCCTTGCCCAAGATATTTGGCGTGCGTGATAGGACTAGGTTCTTACGTTCTGGTAAGTACAGTAGGTCTTGGTCTTTATCGTGGTACTTGACCATTGAGATGTAAGGAGAAGATAGAGCGTACTGGTTTCGTCCTAAAATTAAATCATAGAACTCTGGGTATTGCGCTGCTAGTGTCTCTGCATCGGTAACGATGACCTGAGTAACTGATAAGACACGACCATAGCGATCTAACTCTGGGTAAGTACCAAATGGATTGAGCATACGCATACGAGGATTGTTGTCATCGTAATCCATCTCAACCATACCAATACCAAGACCGTAGGTGTTATACCAATCTGCTGCTGTGTACATCTGCAGTTGTAGGTCAGAGTTTGTTACATAAAAGTTTGCAATACGAGTTCTAGTATCTGCAGCTTTACGTGCAGTATCTGAAACCATATTAGTTGCTGAGCAGTTAAAGGATGGTAGTGGTGCCATTGCTTCTGCTAAGTCACGTGCTGCTACGTCAATGAAGTTTGCAACGAGAGGCTTTGGGTAATCCTCTGAAAACATTGCAGGATATACCTTAGAGATATCTCCCTGACGCACCGAAAGCACATCACGCATACGTTGATCTCGCGCTGATGAGCGAGTACGTAAGCGTGCGAGCTTAGCGTCAACTTCTTTGACTGATAACAATGGGGTTCCTTACTTAGATGAATGTGCGATCTTTTTCTGCAAGCAGTTCATCTATGTTGATAACTGTTCGCTTGCCTACCTCGTGTCGAGATAGAAATGGATTCTTCATATGGTGTGTCTTGTGCATACCTTGGTTGAGCATCTCGCGTGCGCGGATCTCACAAAACCAAAGTGCCATCACCATATCGGTCTTGCCTTTAGTAGTAGGCGACCACGTAATCAATTGCTCGATAAGAGCTTTAACATTTTCTGTCTGGTCACTGGGAAGATGGATAAGATTGTCTCTATGGTGCTTACCGTCAAACTGCTTCGTTCCAAACAGAGTGGACATACTGGCAACACCGAATCCTGAGTCCCATTTGTTGGTTCCTGTGTGGTGCTCACGTAGTAGTACTCCTCGGCTTGCAAGGTTCTGGCGGATGCCTTCGTCTTGTGTTAAGAAAGATTGAAATGCATTCTTCTCTACTATCCACTCGCTAGGCTGGTAGAGAGAAGTCCAATCAAAGATTAGTTGACGGATCGCAGCAGGTGTTGGCCTAGTAATTTTAATAGCATCAACAATGTAGCGTTTATGAGTAGCCCTATCAACAGCGTAACAAACGACGGCTGTATCACCAACCATAGCGGGATCAAGACCACAAATAAAACTAAAGCCATTGACATCACGTGGATGGCCTGGGTTACCAGGAACCAAGCGACCTGCTTTACGCATTCCATCAATAGAACCTCTCACACATACTGGGTCAAAGATTGCATCGTCTGAAATGTCTTGTTGCTGATATACTAAAGCCCAAGTACTGGCATCCATAGCTTGGCGTTCGTTGTAAAGGTTGCGACCATTCCATCGTGGATAGAGGCCGTCTTCGTTCTTATCAGATTCCATCTGACCATCAAAGGGGGCATCACTAGCTGGCCAAAGGGTTTCCCACTTGTCAGGGTCTTCCTGCGTAGTCAGAAGTGCTGGCATAGCCAAGTACTTCCACGGAACCAATCCACCAGGGTAGCGGTCTTCGTTACGAAGCTCGCGGTATAAATCCATCGCAGAGACTCTAGTACCGATAACTACTAGTTTACCTGTAGGGTTAAGACGTGATCGAACGTCCTGGGTTAACCAGCGGATCTGCTTCTCAAACTCGTTAGCGTTCTTTAATGTGACAGCATCGTCTACAATAATCATATCGGCACGCTTACCGTAGATCTGACCACCGATACCGATAGCCTCGATGTTCGGGTCCTTTTCGCTGGACTCGCGTAGTTCTGAACCAAAGGTCACACGGGTTGCTTGCCACGATGCGCTCTTGGAATTAAACCCTACGCCAGCAGCATAAGCCTGCTGGAGTTCTTCATACATCGGATGTGTCAGTCGTTGCTTGATGGCGTAGAGAAAGTCGGCAGCTAACTGCTGCGTCTGAGAAACAATTAGAACACGGAAGTTCGGATTGCGTACTACCTGCCAGGTTACGTAATCCACCGTAATCGTAATTGACTTGGCGTGGTTTGGCGGAATGTTAATCAGGATTCTATTACTAGCCAATCCTGGCTCATACTTCATACTAGGGTGCATCCAGCCAGGCTCACGGCCTTCGATCATATCTACCAGATTTTGCTGATGTGGAAATGTCTGGGAGTGTAGGAACTTCTGGCGGAACTCGGCAAAGGTAATATCGTGGACATCGGATGTTGCAAAGGACTTGTCTTTTAGACCAAGGCGTGTTCGGTCAACCTTGTCTGTAAAGACCTTATCGGTGCGACGGTAGTACTCGTAAGTCTTAATGGATTTGCCAGCTGAGGCGCAAGCCTGCTCAATGGTCATACCCTCTGCTACACAACCAAGGATGATTCTCTTGGCAATATCAGCACTATTGTCAGCCACGTAATCTCCTAAAATTTATTGGGGACGGGCCGTAATCGGATCGTTTTATTACTAGGCGAGGAAGGTTTTATCTACCAGTAGATAGACCTATCCCCACTAAAAGTACTGGGCAGGTCGGGCTTAACGCCCGAAGGAGCCACAGCGAACTGAGGGGTAAGTTAGTGCTCGGCCTAGGGGCCTCGCTAGAGGCCAACCGTTGACTGCTCAGGGTCTTTCCTATTAAAGCCCCTTACTATATATAAGGCAGGAAATTTAACGCATTTCCCGTTTTTAAAATGTGATGTGTAACACAGTATATATAACCGCAGGTCAGAGCCGTATTACAGCTTTCACTTTAGCAAATATTTTTTGTTGGGGTACATAACATATACAACCATAGAATTCAGTATGGGTGGGTGCCCGTTGCGCGGTCTGCCTGCCTTGTCTGCCTGCCTTGCCCTGCCTGTGGATAAGGTTGTGGATAACTTTGTAGAGAATAGGGGAGGGCTTGCTCTACCTACGGCACACCTAAACCCTTAACCCTTACCGATTAAGTAATGAGATCCCGTACCGATAACCTTGCAGCTGCTAACCGATAACCGATAAACCGTGGAGCTATCGCCTAACCTTGTCCGGTGATCTAGTGCCATAACCCTTAGACATAACGCGCCCTATTGTCTACCGTGTTAGTGTGATGCGGTTCACACAATAAATAACACTAATTAAGCTCTTAGAGTTGGATAAAGGTATAGTACGTGCTACTTTACTCTCATAGAGCTAAACACTTACCTAATCAAGCTCTATGGATAAGGGTTAAGACAATGACTAAGACACTAAGCAAGAGAGCGCAAGCACAATTAGACCGTGATTACGCTATTGAAAGACTACTAACCTATTACGTAAAGCCCGGCGTTAAGGTCTACACAATTCTGCGTCACGTAAGCTCTAGCGGTATGTCCCGGGATATTTCGCTAGTAATCGGTGACGGTAACGATATTACAGACATAACCTATTACGCAGCGCAAGCGCTAGGCGACAAGCTAATCGAAAGCAAGGGACATAGAGCTATCCGCGTGAATGGTTGCGGTATGGATATGGGCTTTAACCTTGTCTATAACCTCTCTAGCGTGTTATTCGCCGGGCAAGAGCGTGCCGGTTACGTACTAAAGCAAGGTTGGCTTTAATGAGATATTTAACTATTCGCGGTTGGATAGTGTTAGTTATCCTCCCCGCTATCGCTCTAATTGCAGCTCTTGTATGGATCTCCGGGCACGTATGGTACGTGCCGGACGATACCGGCGGACACTATTGTTTTAACACAATGGTGAATTGTTACGCCGATAGCTTTCACTAGGTAGGTGACTATCCTCTCCCGGTTATCCGGGAGAGAGGTAGCCGGTACCTAACCGGATAACTAACAGAATAAGGGTGAATAATGACTACAGTACAAGAGACTAAGAGCGTGACCGATACCGTAACGGTAGAGAATAAAGCTATCCTCGAATTATTAGAGGGAGCTATTACACACGCGCATAAAGATAAGGATCTACACGCGCTCAATACCGTGCAACTATACAATACCGGCGAGGGTTACTTAGTGGCCCGGGCTACAGATCGTTATCGCTTAATCGAGGGAAAGATAGAGGCAGACGGTAGCCTCGCGCCTAGCCTTGTATCGTTAGAGGATACTAAGCGCGTAATTGCACTAGTTAAGTCTAACAAGCTCTCCCGCGTTACCTTTAACCGTATCGGTGACTTACTTACCGTGAGCGTTACCGGTAGCTCTATTACCGTGCAGATTATAGACGGTAATTTTCCGGCTAATTTTGATGAGCTATTTACTAAGAATAATAAGAGCGTAGCTACCGATAAGGCTAGCTTTAACCCGGCCTTTATGGCCGATTATGGCAAGATAGCCGGCAAGGGTAAGCCCGTTACCGTGATCTTTACCGGTGAGCGTATGCCTATGGTGATAGAGGTAAAGGGAGAGCGCGTAGAATGGAGAGTTTTACTTATGCCTATGCGCGTAATCTAATTTAGTGGCGTAGTATCGTGCTCTACTGTAATGCGGTAGAGTACGGTACTATCTTACTAAGAGTTAGTGAGATAGATAGAGAGAGGGTTAGAGAATGACAGTAGAGAGAGTACGCCATAGTGGAGCTTATGTTATCTCCGATTTTGTAGGCGAGGGCGCGGGAGAGTATCTATTTACCCGCACTTATTACGGCTACACAATTAAGCAAGCTAAAGCACAATTTAAGATCGCGCTAGAGGGAGAGGGTAAGTAATGACTATCTTAATCGGAAAGTGCCTAAATTGCGGGAAAGTCTATGGCAATAAAGTAGCTGGCACACTAGAGAGTATCTATAACTTAGAGGTAACGCATAAGTGCGAGGGAGAGGTAGCGTAATGAATTACGGGACAGCTTACGGGCGCGAGCCTATTGTGTGGAAACTAGGGAGAGAGGCACTAGCTCTAATAGAGTGCGATAAATTAGATGAGAGAGAGGGAGAATAATGAAAGATAACAAGATGTGCCTAAATGATGATTGCTATAACGATAGAGAGTATGGCGACAAGATTACCTATTGGAAAGACCAATGGGGCAACGTAAGGTTTAACGCCAAAATGCTAGACCTATGCTTATTCTGCAGGGTTGAGAGAGACAGAGAGGTAGCGTAATGCAAGAGCTAGAGCAATTCTTAAACGTAGAGGCAGAATGGGTGCTAGAGAGACTTAGCACAGGTACGGAAAGTAATGACCGTAATTACTATCAAGGCAGACTAGATCAGCTCGCACAGGTGAGACGATTACTAAACCTACCTCAGATTATGAGAGAGAGGGCATAAGTAATGGACACTTTAGAGCAACTAATTAATGAGATCTACGAGGATAACTATTCTCACTTAGATCTTATTGACAATATGGGGGGCGAGGCTTGCGCTTGCCCTATCCACACCACACTTAACACTATCGTTAAGTATAGAGACGGGAAAGAGGGAGAGTAATGAATAGTTATGAGGTAAGAGTTAGGTACGAGGGAGGCATACTCCTTGAAGCTGTAAATGAGGAGGAGGTTATTAAGCAAGCGCAGGTAATCTTTGGAGATCAGACTGGTAGCTGGGAAATGGCTAAGTATGCAGAGTATGAAATAGAGAGAGAGGGAGAATAATGAAAGATAAGTGGCTAGTAACGATTGAGATAGATACCTATGACGGCGATCCTGCTAAGTGGGATTGGGATTACATCTTTACAAGTGGGGACGACATAACAATAATCGAAAGTCAATTCAAGGGTAGAGTACTACCCACTAGCGAGGGAGAGAGTAATGATTAGTTGCGAGCTGCAAGATTTAGAGGAGATTATGGGCAAGGCTGGCGTGTTATTAACTGGTAATGCCTACGACAAGGCGCAGGATTATTTACAAGATCATTGTGTATGCGCTACCTATAACTATTTACTGGGCTATAAGATAGGGAGAGAGTAATGAATAAGTGTAAAGAAGATAAGTGCGCTAATGAAGTAGATACGTTTTACTATTGTGATGACCATTTCAAGGGAGAGGGAGAGAGTAATGAGTAAAATGAAAGAGTGGTTACTAGATCGGCAAGAAAATGGTGATGACGGCACAGGATTTATGGACTCAATTAGCTGGTCAGAGCTGGCAGAATTAACTCACGCTACACAGGTAGAGAGGTTTAACTGGTGTATGTGTGAGGACAATGAAGGACAAGAGAACCCGTATGCAGATTGCCCAAAGGAGGGAGAGTAATGAATAAGTGTAGTCAATGCGATAGTGAACAGCTATACCAAATGGATACAGATGACCACGAGTGCAAGTGTGGTGCGGTTTATTGTGGTAATTGTGATGCTGAGTACAGCAAAGAAGGAGAGCTACTAACGTTTGGAAAGGTAATGCAATGAGTAAGTGGGAGCTGAAAGAGGATAGTGAAGTATCGTGGTGGCATTGTGATCGTGCGGGTTATTGGGAAGGGCAAGATGTTTATTGCTCTAAGTGTCAGACTAAATTAGAGGAGGTAGAGTAATGAATGAGGAGTATCTACGGGCTAAGTTTGATTTATGTATCAACGAGGCAGAGAAGGACTTACAGCAGGAGGAGATAGCGCGAGCTATCAAGAACCTAGAGCGTGCTAATAGTGCGCTGTCGCGCTTGTTTGGATTGGAGGAGGACAATGAGTAGAGTTATAGGGTTTACTATTTTTAATAAAGAGACAGGGCAGAAACTAGCAACACTACCCTTGACTATCCCTATCGGGGCAACAGTAGAGGCGTACGAGAGAGACGGACAGAGTGTGAGCTGGGGCTGGGAGGAGAGAGAATAGTGCTATTGCTGGTTGCTGCTATCTATGCAATGCCCTATGTAATAGACGGGGACACAATAGTTATCAATGATAAGCACATAAGGGTATTGCAGGTTAATACGCCTGAACTGGGTGAGTGCTATGCAGATCAAGCAAGGCAATTTACCCGAGAGTTTTTGAGTAAGAGGGCAAGCCTTACTCTAAAGGCAGACCCAAGCCTAGATCAGAGTGACAAGTATGGGCGCAGCTTGCGCTATGTATTCAAGGGCAAGGAGAACCTGAGCCTTGAACTGGTACGCAAGGGATACGCCAAGCCTATGTTCTTTAAGGAAGCAAAGGGTAAGTATGCAGATTTAATTATGAGGTACGCAAATCAAGCTAAGGCAAATCGCTTAGGCTTATGGAACTGTAATGGAGGAAGCAAGTGAGTAAAGTAGTCATTGAAGTAGTAGGAGGGGTGGCTCACGTTGTGAGCGCACCAGCAGGGACAGAAGTAAAGATTATAGACCGAGACAATGAGGGGGCAGACAATGAGTAGAGTATTGCGCTTTGATAGTAACGGACAACCATTCTTGGGTGACCCACCGAGCAACGTGTACACCATTCACCCACCTAAATCAGACTTCATTCTATTCTATGAAGTGGTAGAGGCTGGGGGAGAGAACACGTGGGGCGGGGCTGATGCAGGACAAGCCATTCAATGGCTCGCTCACGCACCAGCAGGCTCACGCATACTGGTGAGTGCGTGGGATAGTGATGAGGAGGACGCTCACCTAGTAGGGCAAACCCTAGACATCACCGAGATAGTAAGGGCAGCCAGCTTATGAACCTAGTACTAGGTCTGCTCGCAGTAATGCTGGTAGCATACGTACTTATTGTGTGGGAGGACAAAATCAATGGAGAGTAAAGAAGTAAGTGGCAAGCAGTCTATCCACTACCGTAACTATAGAAGGGCAAGAGACAAGGCACTCGTGCGTCTAGCACACCTATACCCAGACACATACAAGCAGTTGCTTGATGAACAAAGGAGTTTTGATGAGCAAGAGGGCAAGAGTTGGATTATTAGTAGTGATAGTAAGCTTACTATTGCTGTCCATACACGTGCGAACGCCGTCCCTGATGTCGCAGGACGTACCGATTATGAAAGCACGGACGAAGGCAACAATGGAGGAGAAGCGTGAGAACAAGGCACTTACAGTTAGTTTCCTCAACGCACTCGGATACAACAAACGACAAGTCAGATGCGCTGTCACCTTATGGACCAGTGAGAGCAGGTTTGACCACCTCGCAGACAACAAGCGATCAACAGCTTACGGAATTGCTCAACTCCTTGGAGAACGCAGTAGCCAACCTGAAATACAAATCCTTCGAGGTGTACGATACGCTCAACACCGCTATCGAAACGATTTCTGTCGCGCTCTCAGGTGGCACAACAGATACGGTTGGTACTAATCTGTTAGACTAATCTTGCTAAGGTTTCCTAACCCTTTTCCTTAGCACAACAAAGCCCCATCAGTCCGTTCGCTGGTGGGGTTTCTGCTTACCCACCTGTAGAGTAGAAGCCTTTACCCTTGAAGGTAATTCCTGGCGAGTCCCACTTACGCACCATTGGTATGTGGCAGTCAAAGCAGGTTGGCTCACGAGGTTCCTCGTGAATAGAACGCTCTATAGTTAATTCACTATAGCAATCAGGGCAACGATAGTCATACTGCATCTTGCTTACCTTTCAGTATTCTAAAACCTTCAACAATAGAGTTACAGGCAGGGCAAGGTGGCAACCATTCAAGAGAACCAAAGTCCATACCTAGCCTGCTCTTCCAATAACAGTTGGAGCAAATGTATTCAGCAGTCATAACTGCACTGCCTCCTCTATGGGTAGATAACCTACTAACTTACTGACCTTGTTAGAACGTGCAAACTCTGTTGTCGCTGGCATCCAATGGCTCACCCATTCAGGTTCAGGCACATCCATTAGGTCAAAAGAAAAGACACCTAACGGTGTCGAGTTGATGTAGAAAGGAATGAGATCTCGCTCTGCTGCTTGCGTTATCAGCTTGCGATACTTCATCTCCTCAATTAGTAGTGTGGGGTAATGGGTATAGCGACACTTCAACTCTATGTAATGACCAGCCTTAACGCTGATGCAATCAAAGGAGTCATAGATACCTTCAGACTTAGTAAGGTCTGGATACAAACTCTCTTTGAGAAAGTTAAATAGTTCTAGTTCTTTCATTGCCAAGGGCTAACACCACCAAGGTTATCCTGCAACCTACGCAATGACTGAGCACACCTACGATCTGCAGTAGAGATAGCGCACTCCAATACACCTGCTATCTGTTGCAGGGTAAAGCTCTCGTGATGACGCATACGCAAGATAGCCTGGTCCTCTTGTTCTAGTTTAAGAAAACCATTCTTGATGTCAATAAGGTTAGCAAGCAGGTTGCCACCTTCTGCTGGTGAGGATGAACCTTTAGGTTGCCCATCTTTAATCATCTCTTGTGCTTGCTCTAATACTGTGCCATCTATGACTGATGCAATAACAAAGGGTAGCAACTGACCAAGGGTTGCTGACTCGTAGTAGGCTTCATCGTTAGTCTGATAGCCAGACTTAGCAGCCTTCTCCTTGCGTGCGTATCGCTCTCCTGCACGCTTCATCTGCCACGCTATGCGTTGCTCGTTATGTCTGCGTCGCTCTTCGATAGGTTCCATTAGATCAATGGTGTGATCTTCTACCCTAGTCATAGCCCACGCCATCAGCTCTTGCTTGATGTCATCCTTCTCAACGTGCTTGTTATACCTGCGATAGATAGTGTTAGCAACGCTAGGTACTAGGTCATAGATTACTGGGTGCAGTTCAGTCACAATCTGGTTCCTGTACTTCAGGCCATACGCCATCTAGTACCATCATTGCAATAGCTGAGTAGTTCAGTAAGTCTAAGAAACTATCACGCAAGGACTCATTGCTTGGCTTAACACCAGAGTCAAGTAAGTTGTTGATGCGTGCTATCTTGTCCCACATACGTACACGCAGACCATTAAGTGGTCCACCTGGTGAGTGAGCAATGTTCTTTGGGCCGTAGTCGTGATGCTTACGCACCAGTAGGTTGCCAGCTTGATCCATAATACGCCAGACATCAGCAATGAAAGCATCGTTTACCTTGTCGGTGTAGGGCGCAACAGTATCGTCTCGGTTTCCATATTGATCTCTAAGATATGAAAGCCCATATGCTGCAAAGTCTGTATCATCGTGTCCCACTCTTGCCTTGTCATTGTCATACATTTGACTCCCCTATCAGTAACTTCCGCGTAGCATCTATACCATTAGCCAAGTAGTAATCATTGATGTCCATACCTGGTGGTAGTGTAACAATCTGTGAGTTCATTACCTCGTTAGCCACACGCTTAGCAAACTCAGCTCCAGGGTTAGAACCATCTTCTTTGATGTCATTATCACCAACAACATAGACAGTTTCATAACCAGCAAAGAGCTTAGGAAAGTGTGGCTTCCAAGCAGCAACGCCTGGTACTCCCACTGCTGGTATCCCAAGCTCTCCGCTAGTGACTATCGCATCTAGTTCACCTTCACATACAACTATGTGTGGTGATTCAAGAGTGATGTCACAAACATTATACA